AATAATCACCGTTCTTACACATACTTCGTGCCCAACCATAAAGGTTGTATTCAATGCCTAGAACTTCGTATAAGAGTGTTCTAATTGTTGAACGGATTTCATCGTTGTGGCACATGACGTTTATCATGGGCTGTAAATCAGAGAACGTGGTCATCTCATCAGCATAAATGTCGAGAGTTGATGCAATCTCTGGAGTGTATTCCATTTGATCAAAGTCAAGGTATCTTTCTAGTCTGTTTTGTGCTGAATAAAACTTAGCACTGTAGTTGTCCATGTTGTAGGACGACTTCTTGAACTGCTTGCCAGAAAGTGATGTGAACTTTGTCCCGTACTTATCAAGTTGTGAACGTCGGTTCTTGCTTTGTTGTTGTGCATCGTGATTTACAATAGGACCAGAAAATAATCTGGTTAACATTTTGTAAAGCGGTGACGCGGTATTTCTTGGATTTTTTGGATTTGCCATGTTTTTATCCCTTTATCAGTGCTGGGTACTGTAGTTGTTTGTAAGCCTGTGATTCCTTATGCTTGTTTGGTGAAAATGAATCTTGTGTTTGTTTATAACCATTCATTCCCGGTATTCTTGAATCGTATCTGCCATTTGAAACACTTATTGATGAAATCATTACTTTGTTGTATTCTTGCTCACGCTTGTTAACAACCAAAGCAGTATCTCTCACCCAACAAGAAATAGCAGTTGACATAACCAAGTCATCATTGTAACTTCTTTGAGCTTCTGCTCTGCCATTATTCCAAATAAATGTTGTCATTTCATTATAAAGCCTTTGTGAGTTTATTTTAATTAGTTTATTTCTTACAAACTCTTCCAATTTAGCAATAATGAGTGGTCTGGTCTTTGGAGTCGTAGAAAAACCGATTATAGAGTTGCTTACAGCCTCTGCTTGGAGTTTATCGACGTATTGGTGGGTGCCTTTTATGGAATAATAAAGGTTTGGATGGTCTAAATCTTTTAATTTTTCCAAAACTGCAATACCAAGAGAGTTGTTTTCTACTACTGTTAGACAAAATCCATACTCTTTTGATGCATTATAAATAAAGTGTGAGTAATCGTCGAGGTTTGGTTTACCCTGATACTCTGCTACTTGTTCAAAAGTATCGAGTCGCCAAATGTGGAACGCGGAATGGTCCTTGCCGTCGCCACGGGCAACGTCGCCTACGAGCAAGTATTCTGCACCTTCTTGATAACCTTCCCAAATCCAAAAATTGCGGTCAATTCCTGTTTTGTGCATTGGGTCACACAGGGATAAGCGTATTTTCTCCATGTCGTCTGGGTGAAACACGCCCTCGCCAGATTGATTGAATGAACACTCTAACTCTTGTGCAATTTCACGACGGGACATGTTGCGAGTTTCTTTTTCAAACCACGCAGAGTCTCTATCTGGATGAACTGACCAAGGCAAACTTATGCTATTGAAATCATTTTTACTTTCTTCGGCTTCGGTAAATGTTTTATGGAACCAGTTGCCCACACCGTTTGGTGAGGAAAGAGCGATGCAACGACCGCCAGTGGATAGCGTGGGGTATAAACCAGCCCACATCTCATCCATACCGTCAACAAATGCAGCCTCGTCTACTACGAGTAATGTCAAGGCTTCAGAACGACCGGCATCACCTGATGTTGAAGATGCTTTGATTTGAGATCCATTGGCTAATTCAAAAGAAGTTCTATTATCAATTTGAATCTTTGAAATCATCATCCAATCAGGAAGATTTTTAAAAATGTATTTTACTTTCTTGACTAAGTTTGTAGCAGTGCTTAGTTTTGTTGCAACAACGAGGACATTCTTTTCTCTGTGAAACAAAAGCATCCAAGCAATGTATGCTGCTGCGGATGAAGATAAACCCAATTGTCGAGCCTTGTTGATTACGTTGAAACGATAATCGTTGAAGTCCTTGATTACGTCTTCCTGAAAAGGATAAAGACGAAAAGGAATTAGCCCTTTCATTGGGTGTGAAATTTTACAATAATTTTTTATGAAAAAAACAGGGTCTTTACCTGATTTTAGGATCTCTTGTAGTCGTTGTTGTTTGTTTAACTGATAAGACATTAAGCATTGTTGTTGCGTGAAAATCCACCCTGTTCTAGAAATTTCTTGTAAGAATCAGCCATTTCGCGCTTGTTGACTTCTGCACCAGTTGCGGCGACTACTTCTGATCCAGCAATTTTGTAAGGACGGACAGCGTGTACAAGTGTGCGGTAACGTGAAACGTACTCAACATCAACTTTTGCCTCGTCAGTGGTTGGCGTTAGCGTAATTGACTTGCCAGCAACTTCACGGTAATTTTTCTTTAATTGCTCAACAACCTTCTGAATCATGGCATCCATTTCATTCTGGAATCCATTGATACCGTTTTTGTGGACTTGTTTAAGAACAATCTCAGCCTCGTATGTTACAATAATTTGGTCGCCAGCGAATCG